ATTTTTTTAGTTAAGGAACACTATGAGTATATTAGACAAAATCAAGAAGAATAGTAGCATCAAAGATTCTGCTATTCTATCCAAATCAAAGTTCTTCACACAGAAGGATATGATTCCAACGGCAATACCAGCAGTCAACATTGCTCTATCTGGCAGTTTGAATGGTGGTCTAACACCCGGTCTTACAATGTGGGCAGGTCCATCAAAACACTTTAAGACCGCTTTCTCCCTTTTGATGGCCAAATCTTACTTGGACAAATATGAAGACGCCGCATTACTTTTTTACGACAGTGAATTTGGAACGCCTCAGTCTTACTTTGATAGTTTCGGCATCGATACTGATAGAGTTTTACATACTCCTCTTACTGATATTGAACAATTAAAGTTTGACGTAATGAAACAACTGACTGAATTGGAACGTGGTGAACACCTCATCATTGTTATTGATTCTATTGGTAATTTGGCATCCAAAAAAGAAGTTGAAGATGCTTTATCTGAGAAGTCTGTGGCCGATATGTCACGAGCAAAACAAGTCAAGAGTTTGTTCCGTATGGTAACACCACACTTGTCGTTGAAAGATATTCCAATGATTGTTGTGAATCACACATACAAAGAAATTGGTATGTTCCCTAAAGACATTGTTGGTGGCGGCACAGGTTCATATTACTCTGCTGATAACATTTTTATCCTTGGTCGCCAGCAAGAAAAAGAAGGTTCCGAGATTGTCGGTTACAATTTTATTATCAACGTAGAAAAGTCTCGTTATGTCAAAGAAAAATCTAAAATCCCTATCACTGTATCTTTTGATGGTGGTATTAGTAAGTGGTCTGGTTTACTGGATATTGCACTCGAATCCAAGCATGTGGTCAAACCTAGCAATGGTTGGTATTCAAAGGTAAATTCTGAAACTGGTGAAGTTGAAGATAAGAAATACCGTGAAAAGGATACCGACTCTGCTGAGTTTTGGGAATCTATTTTGAATGACAAAACTTTCCATGAGTATGTCACAAACCGATATGGTGTTGCTACCGGTAGCATTATGCAGGAAGAAGCATGATAGAAGGTGTGGATTACTGTTTCATTTATCCTAAAGAAGATGAGACTATAACCCACATCAAACTACTAAGTGGTAGTTACAAAGATGTGGTATTCAAATACGGTAAAGTAAAAATAACGGAAGAAGTTGATGGCCCCCATTTACATTTCTCTTTTGATGTGTTAGAATCGCCAGTCGCAAAGCCTAAAAAACTTATGACTGATGCTGCATTTAAACAATTTGCAGGTGATATGTTGGTGTCACTTATGACTACCAATCTTGATGGGGATATTATAGATGAAACTAGAACAGACGATACTGAAGAACCTGATTTACTCAGATGAATACCTGAGAAAGGTTCTTCCTTTCCTAAAGAGTGAATACTTCACAGATAGAACAGAACGGTTGATTTATGATGAGATTAAGTCCTTCACAGAAACTTACAATACTACACCGTCAGTTGAGGCGATTGGATTGGCCGTCAAAGAAAGGCGTAATCTCACAGATGACGAAGTGGAGAAGTCGGAAACTTATCTTAAAGAAATTGAAAGTTCTAACCGAGAAACAACCCAAATTCAGTGGCTCACCGATAAGACTGAAAAGTTTTGTCAGGAGAAGGCCATTTACAATGCCGTATTGGGTTCTATTTCAATACTCGATGGCAAAGACAAGACCCATGACAAAGGTCAGATTCCGAAAATTCTATCCGATGCTTTAGCCGTAACTTTTGATACCTCAGTTGGTCATGATTATTTGGAGAACAGTGATGAACGATATGAATTCTACCACAGACATGAAGAACGAATTCCATTCGACCTTGAATACTTTAACAAGATCACAAAAGGTGGTTTACCTGGTAAAACTCTCAACATTGCTCTTGCTGGGACTGGTGTGGGTAAGTCTCTTTTCATGTGTCATGTTGCTGCAGGTGCTATGTCTCAAGGCCGTAATGTTTTGTATATCACAATGGAGATGGCTGAAGAGAAGATTGCCGAACGTATTGATGCAAACCTCCTTAATGTTACATTGGATGATTTAACAAGTCTTCCAAAGGACATGTATGATAAAAAGGTTGCAAAAGTAAAAGCAAAAACTACAGGCAAATTGATTATCAAAGAGTATCCAACTGCTTCGGCTTCCGCAACACATTTTAGGTCTTTATTGAATGAACTTAACCTCAAGAAATCTTTTCGTCCCGATATTATCTTTATTGATTATCTCAATATATGTTGCAGTTCTCGCATTAAAGCCGGAGCCAACATCAACTCCTACACCTATGTCAAATCAATTGCTGAAGAGTTGCGAGGTCTTGCCGTTGAATACGGAGTCCCAATTGTTTCTGCAACTCAGACCACAAGATCCGGTTTTACAAGTTCCGATCCAGGGCTCGAAGATACAAGTGAAAGTTTTGGTTTGCCCGCTACTGCTGACTTAATGTTTGCTTTGATTACGTCCGAAGACTTGCAAGAACTTGGCCAAATCATGGTAAAACAATTGAAGAATCGTTACAATGATCCTACAATGTACAAACGTTTCACTATTGGCGTTGATAGAGCAAAGATGAAACTGTATGATGTTGAACAATCAGGTCAGGATGGATTGGTTGATGCAGGACAAGATAAACCATTAAATACATTTGGTGATAGAGAAAAACCTAAGAAAAAAGGGTTTGAAGGATTTAAAGTATGATTTTGAGTAAAGAAGATGCTATTCATTGTGCAAATGCCTTTCAGGATTACTTTGGTAATTTTGAACGCATTGATGAATACATGCGTGACCAGAAGTTGAACTCTCTAGAAGAAATACCCACATCTCTGTTTCCTCCAGAAGATGATTTGTTCTCCGATTTCACTATGCATCCTAATGACATGGATATCGAAGTATGTGAAATTGCCAATGAAACTTGGGAAACTCTTCTAGCAATCACATCATCACATATCAACATTCGTCCTGTTGGCCGAAGCATTCACTTGGCTGTAAGAGAAAGAAAGACACAACAGTTTCTAGGATTCATCCGTTTGGGTTCTCCTGTTATCAACTGCAAACCTAGAAATGAAATGTTGGGTCAAGTGTTTACTCAGAAACCTGAATGGGGTAAACGATTCAACGATTCTGCTATGATGGGTTTTGTGATTGTTCCAAGTCAACCATTTGGTTTCAATTACCTTGGCGGCAAACTATTGGCTGCAATCTGTACTTCACATACAGTCCGTGAGATTGTCAACAAGAAGTATGGAATGAACTTGTGTCTCTTTGAAACAACAAGTTTATATGGTTCTTCAAAACAAGTCTCACAGTATGATGGTATGAAACCATTCATTCGTTATAAAGGCTTGACAGAATCTGATTTCCTACCTATGATGCATGGTAAACCTTACTCAGATTTACGTGACTTTGTTCAAAGTAAAGTTGGACCTTTGGTTGAAGACGATGCTTCTAGTAAGAAGTTGAAGATATCACAACGTATAATTGCCTTGACAAAAGCCTCATTAAAAGGTACAATTGAGGGTGATGCATTTCTTAAAACGATTGAGAACGCTAAGAAGTTGACAGAACAGAAACGTTACTACATTTCTAACTATGGATATAGCAACTTTGTAGACTACATTTGTTGTAAGACTGATACATTGATTAAAGACAAGGAGAACTATGATAAGTTTGAACTAGATAACATTATACAATGGTGGAAAAACAAGGCTTCAAACCGATATGAAACACTGAAAGGCGAAGGTCGGTTGAGAACCGAATTGGAGGTTTGGACCTCTGGAAAAGAGATTCAAATCATTAGATAAATAATCTTTATTTGAGGACAAAATGGCTTATACTTTCTTTCCAACTACAGCCACAGAAATTAAGAAGACGTTAAAAGGCGATGTGAAAAAAATTGATGATATTATTTCGGTATTTGCACTACTGAAGGATAAGTTTAAACATGTCAAAACACCCATCAACGTTGATCCCAAAGCCATAAGTAAAATCAACGTATCAAGGGAATTACAGGAAGATATTAAACTAAAAGATATCCAGACCGAGATTCTCAGAAAAAGAAAAACGTCAACCTTCAATATAACAATGAAATTTGGTAATGGATCTTCTGGGGGCCGAGGAGTTCAGAACAAAGGTAATGCATATGAAGGACAACTAGCAGACGCTTTACGAAAATGGTGGTCGGGAGAAAACATTACTGATCCAAAATTAAAAGAAGCGGTAGAATCAATAGTTGAATTGCATGAGTTAAAAAAGTGTAAAACTTTAGAAGTTAAGGAAGTTGGAGAATTAAATAACAAACGACCATTTGTGTTTACACCAAAGGTTCTTATTTCATCAAAAATTCAAGTAACTGATAACAATTTGGGGCCCGTTGTTACTGACATTACTTTGATTTGTGATGGTAAAAAAGAAATTTACTTGAGTTTGAAAACCGGTGGTACAGTTACTTTCTTCAACTCTGGTATTAGAACCGTTCTTTCACCTACAGAAATTAAAAAGGGTGTTATAACCAATGCTGATGGTTTGAAAATTTTGGATATGTTTAATATCAATGATGCACTTTTCTGTGACATCTTTAATGGTAACTTGAAGAAAGGTTACTCTGAAGATATCTGGCAAAGAATGTCAGCAAAACAAAAGACAAACCTTAAAGACTTTTTAATTTCTGGTGTTGGCCATGGTTATACAATCGTTCATAAACTATCTGGTAGAACAGAAGTATATGTGATTGACAAAAAATACATGACTGAAGCGGCAACACCAAAATCTTGTACTGTGTATTACGGTGGTAAAACAGGAACAGGTAAACGTATTGACATGGAAATTGAAACAGGTCACTACATATTGAAACTAAACATGCGTGACACCCAAGGCGGTGATGGTTATCCAACTCGAATGATGTGTGACTATTCTTATCTCTAAACTATAAGGTTATATTATGGACCCATTGATTACTGTTATAACACCCACAACTGGAAACCCCATGGTTCGCCAAGCACTGGATAGTGTTAAGAACCAAACATACAAAAAGATTCAGCATTTAGTGGTTGTTGACGGTGAACATCCAAAAGCAAAACCAATACTACAAGATTATCCATCAATAGATTTGGTTAAGTTACCTTACGCCACAGGCATCGACCAATACAACGGTCATAGAATCTATGGTGCAATGACTTATATTGCAAAGGGAGACTTCCTATGCTTTTTGGACGAAGACAATTGGTATGACGATACACACATCGAATCTCTTGTTGAAGTTTTATCCAAAGGTAATCAATGGGCATATTCCTTGCGTAAAATTGTTGACCAGGAAGGCAAATACATATGTAATGACGATTGTGAATCATTAGGCAAATGGACTTCCGTAATCAATGATATGTTCATCGATGTTAATTGCTTCATGATACCAAAACAAGCAGCTTTAGGGTTTTCTCCATACTGGTATCGTAGAGCAAGACATCCACAAGAACAACCAGAAGTTGATAGAATCCTTTCACCTTTTATGATGCAGAATCTAAAAACATTTGACACAAATGGTCAATATAGTGTAAACTATAGAGTTGCAAGTCGTGCGGATTCTGTTCAGGCAGGATTCTTCTTGCAAGGCAATGAAGTGATGAAACAAAAATATAATGGGAATTTACCATGGCGAAAGATTTAATTATTGGTGCATTTAAGAACTACTCATTCAACACAATCAAACCTTGGGTAGAGTCAATCAACGAATGTGGTTTCACAGGTGATAAAGTAATCATCTCAATTGGTTCAAGCAAAGAAACAAATGGTAAATTGGCTGATGCCGGTTTCACTGTTCTCGATGCACCAAGTCAGGCTCGTATGGGCTTTCACATGGAGAGATTCTTACACATCTATAACTTCCTACAATCACAAGGAAGCAACTATCGTTATGTAATCACCACAGATGTGCGTGATGTGGTCTTCCAAAAGAACCCATCAGAATGGATTGAACAGAACATTGGCGATAAAGAAATGGTTGCTGTGTCCGAGTCTATTAAAATCAAATATGAACACTGGAACCGTCAAAACATTATCAATGCTTTTGGTGATTACTTCTTTGATGGTGTTCAAGACCAAGATGTTTACAACGTAGGTACTCTAGCAGGCACATCCGAATACATCAAAGACTTATGTGGTATGTTGTATCAGTTATCTGCTAACCGACCTGATTGGGTTGCAGACCAGGCGGCTTATAACATTCTATTGAATTGGCAACCATACAAAGACAAGACTAAATTTGTCGGATTGAGTGATGGTTGGTCTTGCAACTTACATATCACCAATAAACCTGAAGAAAAAGATCATTTTAGGCCTTTCATCATTCAACCTGTTCCAGTATTCGTAGATGGTATTGTTAGAGATGGAACAACCAATGAACCTTTCTACATCGTACATCAGTATGATAGAGATCCAGAAATGGCAAGTTTCTTTAAAAAGAAATATGGTGTGGAAGATTTATTGGTTTTTAGGACAGATGTATGAGCAACATTACGATAGTTACCGCATTCTATGACATTGGTCGTGGTGATTGGACACCTGATAAAGGACTACCACACTACTTACAACGTTCAACCGACACATACATTGAACGATTCTCACATCTTACCAAACTAAACAACGAAATCATTGTCGTTACTACACCAGACATTGGTGAAAGATTGAAGAAGATTCGTTCCGACATTAAGATTATTGAGTTTGATCCTTTCGAAAAATTTGGAACCGTGATGAACAAAATCATTGGCATCCAAGAACTTGTTAGTTTTAAGAAGTTGATTCACCCAAGTCAAATTAAGAATCCAGAATACTGGAGTCACAAATATGTTTTGGTTAATCTTTTGAAATCACACTTTGTCAACTTAGCAATCAATTCTGGTTTGGTTTCTAATGATACAGTTGCTTGGTTGGACTTTGGTTATTGCAGAAGTGAAGAAACATTAGGTGGTCATAAAGAATGGTCATATGATTTTGATCCAACGAAGATTCACTTGTTTGCATACAAAGATTTGGATCCAAAGAACAGTCTACCTAGAATTATTGCAACAAATGATGTTCACATTCTAGGTGCAAAGATTGTTGCAAATAAGGCACTTTGGCCTTCTATGGAATCAATGATGTTTGGTGCTTTTAATTTGTTATATGCAAACAATCTTACAGATGATGACCAGACTTTGATGTTGATGTGCGCTTCACAAGAACCTGAAGCATTTATACAACATAGAATTCCAGACCATCAGTTAGGTTTGGATCCTTTTGTTATCTTTAAACAATTTAATAATGGTGAATGATATGGATGAATTTATAGTATTGATTCCTGTGCAAACATTTGATGATGTAGAAAAACTACGTATCATCCGAAATGAATGTAGAAATTACATGACAAGAAGTAAAAACCTGATTGAAACTGAACAACAAATCAACTGGTGGAATAATTTAGATAAAGAGAGCAATAAGTTATATCTGGTGCACAAAGTTTATCATGCTGTCGCTTCTACGATTGTTGGTTATGGATACATAAGAGTCGAGAACGGAGAAATTCTTTTAACTGGTGGTTTAACTGAGACCGAAAGGGGTAAAGGCCACGGTAAAACATTATTTGGTGCATTGGTCGAGAACTCAAAACAGTTTGATTTACCAATTAAACTAGAACTATTAAAAACAAACACAAAAGCGTTCGTTGTTTATAACTCACTAGGGTTCAGAGTTACAAACGATGATGGTAAGATTATCAAAATGGAGTATCACTATGATTCCGTTATTTAAAGTAAAAATGTCAAAACAATCCAGTGTTGAAGTTGCAAAGGTACTGGAATCAGGTTTCATTGGCCAAGGTCCAAAAGTTGAAGAATTTGAAGACTTACTATGGAAAGAACTCCGTACAAAGTTCCGTCCAGTTACAGTAGATTCTTGCACTTCTGCTATTGACCTCTCTCTGGACCTTATAGGAGTTGGTCCTGGTGATGAGGTGATATGTACACCACAGACTTGTTTTGCATCCAACATTGGACCAATCCATCGCCATGCAATTATTCGTTGGGCTGATATTGATCCGGTTACAGGTCTGATTGATCCACAATCTGTTGCTAAATTGGTCAACGAAAAGACCAAAGCAATCGTATGTGTAAATTGGGCAGGTAAAATTGCAGACTACAAAACACTTAAATCGTTTGGTGTTCCTGTTATTGAAGATGCTGCACACACCTGGGATATCTTCCCGGTGAATGTTGAACGTGGCAATTACATTTGTTACAGTCTACAGGCTATCAAATACTTGACAACTGGCGATGGTGGTTTACTTGTGTGTGACACCAAAGAAAAGGAAGAAGAAGCGAGACTTCTACGCTGGTTTGGCCTAGACAGAACTAAAGGTCAATCTTTCCGTTGTACACAAAATATTACCAAAGCAGGTTTCAAGTGCCACATGAATGATATTGCTGCATCTATTGGTATTTGTAACATTCCTGAGGCAAGAGAATCTGTGACCAAACAGATTGAAAACACCAAGAAAATTATTAGTATGGTCAAGAATGATAACCTAATTCTACCAGAGTGGGATGAAAATTGTTCTTATTGGTTGTTCAGTATGCACGTTAAAAATGGTCGCAAGACAGAATTCACAGCATACCTGGAAGATCATGGCATTTCTTCCAGTCCGGTACATTACCGTAATGACTTCTATGATTGTACGGCAAAATTCAGAGAAGGTGAGTTGCCTGGAACCACAAGTTTTGACGCCACCCAAATCTGTATTCCTAACGGATGGTGGTTGACGGATGACGAATTAAATGTTATAATTGAAGCATTAAACGAATTCCAATGAACATCTTTATCGTCCCCTCATGTGTAAGAACCGACCAAGGCTCAGTTAATGTGGAGGATAGATTCAACCAGACATTGAAAACTTTTGATACCATTCGTGAGAAGGTACCAGAAGCGTTCATTGTCTTTGTTGACAACTCCAAAACACCATTCACACCAGAAGAACATGAAATTATAAGTCCAAAAATCAATATGTTTTTGGGTTTGCATGAAGACGAATCTGCTCAAAAGATAAACGATTACCATAATATTCATGTCGCCAAAGGCATGGGTGAAGGATATATGTTATTCTTTGCCATGAATGTATTAAAGAACCACTTTGACTTTTCTAACCAGACAGGTAGAATCTTTAAAATTGGTGGAAGATGCCTACTCGAAGAAGGTTTCGACATCAATCGTTATAATGACCTAGAAGGAAAATACACTTTTAAGACCAGAGTACCAAGTTGGAGAGGTGATGGTCATTTCTTGTTAGACACCAGAATGTATTCTTGGTCATTTTCTTTAGTTGAAGAATACCTTGAAATTCTCAGAAATAAGAATCCACAGTATATTTTGAATGGCATAGACACTGAACATGCTCATTTTATCAACATACCAAGAGACAAACTGGTGGAATTTGATAAAATCCATGTCGGTTGTATCGTTGCGTTAACCGGAAGTTACGTTTCAGACTAAAAAGTCGGTATGTATCGAAGCCAGACTTTCCAAGTTTCGGCACATAAAGTAAAAAGTTATATAAATAACTTCATGGCAATCATAGTGTATTGCAATGTCTAAAGGTAAACATGAGAACTTTTAAATCTCTACTTAAAGAGGAAGCTGACGAGTCCAAGCTGAAACACATTACGCATGTGGAAGATCATGCTATCCATGGTGGTTCAGAAGGATTTGACCATGCGGTTGGAGTATTGAATCAAGTTAGGAAACACACCAAAGCAGGCAAAAATGATCCTACTTTGACTATGAAACACGATGGTTCACCAAGTATCGTATACGGTCACCATCCAGAAACCGGTAAGTTTTTTGTTGCTTCCAAATCTGCTTTTAATGTAAACCCAAAAGTTAATTACTCAGAAAAAGACATCGAATTAAACCATGGACATGCTCCAGGTCTGGTCGCTAAACTAAAAGACGCATTACATCATCTACCTAAAGTTACACCTAAAACTGGTGTTTATCAAGGTGATATGATGTTTGGCCATGGTGATAAGACTGAACATGACGGTAGAGTTCACTTCAAACCAAACACAATCAATTATTCTGCACCTAAAGAGTCTGAAGAAGGTAAAAAGATTCGTAAAGCCAAGATTGGTGTTTATACGCACACACAATATCATGGTAAAACCTTAGCGGACATGAAAGCAGATTTTCATCCAGATTTGTCTGGTTTTAAAAACCATCCGGATGTCTATCATAGAGAACCCGGTCATGACACATCTAAAGTTATGATGTCCAAACATGATGATGAGCAATACCATCACCATTTGGCATCAGCACAAGCTCTACATGATCTGCATGGTAAACAAATGTATGCAGCCACAGAGCCACACCGAAATGCTGGTGGTCCTATTGAGACACATATTAACCAAACTATTAGAACTGGTGAAAAACCAAGTGTTGGTGGACTAAAGAAATCTATCGAAGCTAAATATGACAAAGATATTGCTAAAGTAAAAACTCCTGCTGCGATTGCTAGAAAAGAAGCAGAAAAGAAAGCTCACGTTGAACATATTGATAACAATACACAACACTATGAGAACTTCTTTAAAATGCATCATCACTTGCAACAAGCAAAAAATTCTTTGGTTCACGTTTTAGCAAGACATACAGGTGGCTTAGAACATACAGTTGGTGATGCATCAGTTAAACCAGAAGGTTTCGTTGCAACACACAAAGGTAAAGTTTCTAAACTAAATGATAGACAAGAATTCAACAGACTTAACTTTTTGGCAAGACCACGATGAAATCCTTTAGACAATTAGTAGAAGAAAAGACCAAGTCGATTGTCCTGGCAATTGGCCGCATGAATCCACCAACTAAGGGTCATGAGGAAAATGTCAAAGGTATTCAAGATTTGGCTAAAAAGAACCACGCAGACCACATTATTGTGGCTTCACATGCTCATGATGCCAAGAAAAACCCACTTGACATTAAGACGAAAATGAAGCACATCAAGCGTGCTTTTCCAGATGCAAACATTGTTCCTGCTACAAAAGAAGCACCAGGACTATTGCACCATGCTGCATTGATGCATAAAAAAGGTTACACCCACGCCATCGTTGCATCCGGTGAAGATGCATCAGCAAATTATCACCTCTTGAAAAAGTATAATGGTGTAGAAGGTCGTCACGGATACTTTAAGTTTGACCATATCGAACAACAATCAACTGGTGAACGTAAACCTGGTATATCAGGTACTGACATGCGTAACCATGTCAAAACTGGTAACTTCAAAGAATTCAAAAAGAATCTACCAACAAACATTCAGAAACATCCAGAACATGCAACAGAATTGTTTCATGATGTAACTAAAGGCATGGGATTGCATGAATCTACCAATCGTGGACAAGGTAAAGCAATCTTTGTTACTGGTGGTCCTGGTTCTGGTAAAGATGTTGTTATCCGTGAGTGTATTGCAGAACAAAACATTGTAGAATTAAACTTCCAACAAGTTATGGACATTATGAACGACAAGCACAAATTGGCCATGCGTTCTATGAATCCTAAGATGGAAGCAATTCGTCAACGTGGTCCACTTATCATTAAT